GATGAGCAATGGGCAGGAAGCAGTGCTGCCAGAAAATGGGCTGCCAGAGATGCTTGCAATGGCCAAGCCATTCACTCTTAGGGATTGCCCGTCTAACGCGCCTCGCGTGATGAAGAAATCGCCCTCTGACGAAGGGGAAGCCTTGAGCAGTGCATTGTCACGCAAAGCAATGCCTGATGCCGCGTCTGTGGCCGCTGCAGTGAGGCGCGGCTGCGCTGGGGAGCTGAGGTTTTTAATCCTTACGAAATCGGCTACAGAGGCGTCTTTCGCGCCCTGCAGTTCAAGAATGTCACTGCCTTCAATAACAATTAAAGCACTTGAGCCCGAAATGGTTGCCGTAATTGACGCCCCTAAATTGTCCCAAACGGCCTCTCTGTCTACCGCATCGCTTAAATTATTAGCAGCAATAAGTCCAGGCAGCGCCATTACTGTTCCTCCCAGTTAAGAGTGACACTTGCCACTCCACTTGCGGCCCTAGAAGTTGCCATGACGAATAATGCGCCGCTATTGTTTATTGTACCGGGGCGACCAGTAATAAACATCTTATCAGGGCCAAACAAATTGCCGAGATCAAACTGTTTTGTTTCCCCACTTCCCAAGAAGTAAGTGGCCACTCTCTGAGGACCAAGCAATGTGCGATAGCCTTGCGAATCAACAAGCACCGCAGACAATGGGTCGGAAGATGATGCTTGAAACTTATTGGCAACGTAGTCAGTTCCTCCAGCAGCGGAAGCGTCTTGAGACAGGCCGCTCACAGTGCTCCACGCTGTAATTGCATTAGTGGCACCACTGCCCGGCACAATGCGCTCCTCTGCCGTGCCCAAGGTTACTACCACGTCATTAAGCTGCGAACTGTCCATCACTTCTGCCACCAATGAAATGGGCCATGGTGCGGTAACGCCCGTGAACGTCACAAGCCGCCCACCAATGGCAAGACGAGTGTTGGACGTGCCACTAGGGAAGTCAATGGCAAAAGAAGCCTGTTGATACGGCTCAAAAGGAAACTCTTGCTCGCCTATTTCATTACCATCCTTGTCATAATTTAAGCCCGTAAATTTACTGGCAAACCATACAACGCTTGTGGAGGGAGAGTAAGGCTGCCCACTGCTTTGCAGCCAAGCGCCAAGGCGCCATTGCCCTCCCCCGCTGCGGAAGAATACAGTGCCACTGGCCGCGCCGCTTGGTATCGCCCCACTAGCCACGGCATAGGCATCAAAACGGGAAAGGCGAATGGAAGTGGTGCCAGCGGGAATGGTTCTATCAGTCGTGATCTGTCCGCTTGCTGCTGCTACAACGTGAGTGTTAAAAATGCCAGAGCCGCTCACTCTCACGCGGCGCCCCGTAAGGTAGTCAGTGGAGCCGCTTAGTTCTGTTGACAAGCTAGGAAACGAGCCAGTTAGCACATTGCCGCCCGCCCCTGACACCGTTATTGGAGAACTAGCCCCTCTGCTTAGATTGGTGCCATTGGCATAGGCATAGCTCTCCCCCCCGCCCGTTCCATTGCTTTGTAGCACTAGGTCTAGGCGGGCCGGCACAGAAGCAAATGCCGCCAAGCTCACGGGATACACAGCCTTTTGATTCTCCACGTCATTGATGGTTTCCTTCACTTGCAAGCCAACAAGAGTACGAGCCGTGCTATCAATTGCCTTTGCCGCTCCCATCGCCAGGCTGCCAAGAGTGACGGTGCCTTTGTCGCCCCCGTCAATGTAAACACTGCTTCCATAAAGATTGATGAATGCAGGGGACTGTGCGCCCGCCGTATTGCGTGCATCAATAAACATTCGCATGAATGCACTGCGCAGGCTTGGAAACTCAAGCTGATTTTCAATGGTAATTTGATGCAACTTTACCCATCGCGCCTCATTGTTCGCCACGGGCACATAAGCCAAAAACTTAGCCCCTACGGCACCGTACCAGCTAAATTCAATTTTGAACATTGTCACTCTTGACAAGTCAAGCACCCAGCCAGTGGAACTAGCTCCTAGGCTGATTTGATCACCATTCCATTGCTCCCTGGCAATTTTTTGTTCTTCTATTTGCTCCGTAAATGGATTATATCTGCGGTAGACAATAAACAAATCCGTGCCTTTTTCTAACTGAAAGTAATATCCATCCCCGGCAGCATAGTCAACACTATTGGTTTCTGGCTCATAAAAATAGCTACTGCCATAGTCATTCCTGCACCCCCATCGCACCCTCTCCCCGTCATGGCCGCTACCAGTGGACATTCGCACGCCAAAGGTGAAGCCAGTCACCCTGCCGGGCTGATAGCGGAAAGTGCGCTTGGTTTCCCAAAAAGCATTCATCACTCCATCAGTGAAGCCACCGGGAAAGCGACCAGTGTTGTCGTCAACATCGTAAGCAAAACTTACGGGAGGCGGATAGCAATATGCTTGAATGGCGCTTTCAGCGGGAACATGCCGGCGAAAGCAGCCATAACTATCACGGAGATACCATTGCGATGGGTCGGTGTAGTAATTGTAGAAAAAACTACCGCCAGAATCCTCGGCCCATTCCTTTTGGTTCACGCCATAAATGTTTACACTCTCCAAAAGGCCAAGCGCCACTTCCGATCTTTGAATGCCCAGCAGGCTAGTCTCCACTTCACTCTGCTGCCTGTTGGTAACGTTTACGCCAACAGGAGAAGCATTTGTTACGACTAGGGAAGTAATGCTGGGGCCATCAGACAAAACGTGACTTACAAAAGTTTCGCCGGTTAAGTTTTCTTCATTTGCAGGATCAATTAAATTGGCGCCTGTGCCAAAGTCAAGCAGTTCCGCATCAACCAGCACTTCACCAGCACCGCTTGCATCTTCTGGAATTTGATAGTAACCGCTCAGCCCATCCACAAAGGAGCTTGTCATTTAGTTGCTCCTTTTATACTTGCTCTTCCCAAGTTAATGCAGCGCTGGCGCTAGTGGTGCCTGATGATGCCTGAGCAAAGACATACAAGGAATCTCCTGAAGCAGCAGTCAACGGGAAGGAGAGGTAGTCCTTGTTATAGCCAAAGTATGGCGATAGGTCAATGTCCACGCCTCCTTCTCCCACAAAGAAGGTGGCAACAGTGATGCCCCCAGAAATGGTAGCGACTCCGCTGCTCGTGGTAAATTCAATGGGGGAAAGCGAATCGGCGGAAGTAAACGCAGGCGTGCCTGATACAACCGTGGGGTTTTTAACAAGCCTGACAACGCCACGAGCACTGGCGCCAATGCCAAGCCGCGTGGGATATACTTGCATCCGATTGCGAATTGAACTAGCTCCAATGGTTTCTTTGGTGCGCAGGCCAAGCAGCATCGAGCCTGAAACGGTTATAGAACGATCTGCCGCATTGCTGGCGCTACGAGCCGTAATTGTGCCCTTGTCCCCGCCATCAATGTAATACGACGCCCCGTATTTATACAGAGAGTTTTCATTGCCACTGGTGCCTTTTTGAACCAAATATGAGATGGGAAGCGTAGGATTACCAAGGCTTGGGCTTGTGAGCTGATTAGAAGCCCGAAGGTGGTGCATTCTCACCCATCGCGCTTCTCCTGCAGTAGTGGCATCTGGCACGTAGGCAAGGAAGTGACCCCCAACGGCGCCGTACCAGCTATATTCAATTTTGAACATTGTCACCTTAGACAAGTCAATGTTCCACACGCTTTGACGAGTGGCAATGTCGCCCAAGTCATTCAGCACCACGGAAGGGTTGCCATAAGAGACGTTGGGAGAGCCTGCTGTGCCTCCAATGCTTACAGTGAAGCTATTGCGCCCTGGTGTGCGGTCTGAGTAGTATTGAGTGCGGGTTTCAGCGTCAAGGCGATCATGGCTGAAAAACTTACGCGGCACTCGATATTCATAGGTGTAGCGGTAGGCGTTGGGAACAGTGATAAAGGCTGCTGCCACTGTTGCGGTGCCATCAGAGGAGGCATTACCGCCGATGCTGTTGCCTGCCCCTTGCAGGCTTAAATCAAACAATGCGGCGTGGATGTAGGTGAGGCCAGCGCGAACAATCACCAAATCAACGCCTGCTGTGCCCCGGTCCCCATCGCCTGTGTCAGGAGTGCGAATGCCGGTTTCATTGCTTTCAAGGGCACTGGTCCGCCTTACTGCATACAAGTTAAATTCTTTGTCGCCAATGGCAGTCTGCCCTCCACCTTGCACTTCTAGGTAGTAACCATCGCGCTTGTCGAAGGCACCAAACTTCTTGATGTCTGTGCGATCAGTGGTAGTATTAACCCTGGTGCCAAAAGTGGCAGCGCTTACACGTCCCGGCTGGTAGCGAAAGGAGCGCTTGCTGCCAAGAATTTGATATGCATTGGTAGCGCCAGCGCCGAGACTAACCTTAGCGGCGCTTTCCGTGGGAATGTGAGTAGTGGTGCCGGTGCCTTCACTCGCCCATTCATTAGGGTTGATGTCGTAAGTGGTAACGTCTGCGAAGATGCCAAGCGCCACCTCGGCACGGGGAATGCCAAGCAAGCTAAGGCTCACTTCACTAATCTGCTGGTTTTGCACCACAACAGGCACGGCCTCTTGATCACTGGCGATGACCACAGGAAGGCTGTCCTTGGCCAGTTGCGGTCCAGGGGGAATAGGAGCAGTCCGCGCTACTGTTACAACTGCTACGCCTTCTTTAAGATCAGCCATGATGCCTTAGGGGAAACAATTGGAAAGAGTTTGGCCGACATAAACATTGCCCGCCACCACTGTGTCTTGCTTTAGTCTATAAACACTCCCGCCAATAGCGGCGTTAGTGATGCCAGAAAGCGCCGGCACAGTAAAAGCGTATGGAGGCTGATAGGAAATGCTGGTCATCCCGCTATAAATGCGAGCGCTAGTGTTGTTGTAATTGATGTTTGCTTGAGCAGTGTCGCGGAAGATGGTCCTCTCCGAAGATGCAAGCGTATGGTTTATTTGCGAAACAAAAACGCCTGAACTCACTGAAACCAAATCAGACAAATAGTCTTCACTTTCAATGCGAACATCCCAGATCAATGGGGAAGGCAATGATGCTGCTAGGCCCGCTGAATAAGCAGAGGGGAAAAACGTGCCTCCTACTGACGGCACGTCTTCATAAGCGTCCCAAATGGCGGCAGTTTGTTGAGAGGTAAGCCAAAGCCTTACGCGCCCGGCGTCAAGGGGCTCCTGTTCTTCAACGTTAAGAGTGGAGATGAGGGCAATAGAGCCGTCAGTGTTTCTTTTCCAGATGGAGGCGCATACTTGCACCAAGCTTAAATCAAACGGAAGCCCGTCACTGCCTTGCAAAAGCAAGCTGAAGCCATCAAAATAATCGCGTCGCAGCAGATACAAGTCCACTTGAGCAGCGCTAGAAGTGGAAAGGAAAGCGCTCATGCTACGACTTCTCTGTAGGAAAGCATCACTGTATAAACAGTAGAGCCGCTCACTACTGCATTGATTTTTTCGCTGGTGGCACCTTCAAACAAGCCCAAGTTGTTGGCCTGTGTCAAATTGCCATTGGCTGCTAGGTGGAAGGGGGGTGTCCTGTCAGACGATCCGCCGCTTTGCAATTTCACAGTGCAGCCCGACAACGATGTAATTGTCATGGCCAGTACTCGCAGCTTGCTGCCCGTCACTGCAGCAATCACATCGGCATTGCCACTGGCAGAGACAAAAGCACTTTTCAGTCCATTGGTAAACGCATCATTATGAACTAGATACGGGTCGGAATCGCCGCCTGCCCCCGTGGCTTTGACGTAGGCAGCATTGCCGACTGCATCGAGCCCGTAAAGATTGGCCATATCAAAGCACTAAAAAGAGGAAGCGTTGGTTGGGCACCACAGTACCGTTGCTATATCTTACAGTCTGACTGGCTGTAAAATCAAAGACAAGAGGGCTGCTTAGCTCTGCCACGCTAACAGAGAACGGCGAGCGCTTTCCATTAACCCCAATTGTAGCAATTCGCAGGCGATACGAGGCATTGGTCACATACACGTCAGAGGGGAACCGTATGTAACTAGATGACGTGGTGCCAAGGTTAATCCACGACCCATCGCTTACGTCTAGATATTCCACATTGAAGCCAGCAATGAGCGGATTGTTTTCCAAGGGTTTCCAGCACACACCAGGCGTTACTGCGCTCAAGATGGAATAGGGCGAGTATTGAGGAAACTTCCAAATGGCTTCGTTGTAGGCCATTATTGATTCACCTCCAGAACGATGCTGCCACTATTCACGCCAGGGACAATCTGAGGGCCAGCCACGGAAGCACGCGCTAGGCCAAGCATCGTGCCCTCGTCCGTTTCCGCGAATTTTGCAGGGTTGTATTCAGTGGCAAAAATGGTCAGCTTTCCGTCGTCCTCATTAACCGCACCCACTCGATACGTCTCATAGCCTTCGCCATCCTCCTGAAGCGCCCACATGCCCCCGGTGATGGGCAGGGAGGGCAATGGAGGGGAGATGGCTAGGACTGATGCCTCGCCTGCAGCGTTGGTCACTGCGCAGTTTTGCACGGCGCCGCTCTCAAGCGTGATTGTTAGCGAATATGACTTGCCGGTAAGGATGGTGAATGGAGAGTCAATTGTCACTTCAGAAGCCGTTGCATTAACGATACGTCCGCTAAAGCGCTTACCTTGGCGTGCCGGATCTGCGATGCCAATAATCTCCCCTGGTAAAATAAAATTGCCTTCAGTGAACGCTTTGAACGAAACAGTGGAGGTTTCCAGTTGGTTCGTTAAAAGCGCCCGTCGCCCAATGCGCTGTGCTTGACCTTGTGAAGTGGTGCCAATTGCACGAATCTCTAACTCTTGGATGCCGTAACGAGCAATGCCAGCCGCATCTTCTACATATTCAATTTTTTCCTTATAACTATCAGCGGGATCATTCCAGCTTACAAGGGCAACAGTTTTACGAGCCTTTCGCGCTGAACCTTCATAAACAAAGGGAGGCTCTGTTACCACCCCATCGTCATCTACTTCCTGAATAACATTGGCGGGTGAGAATACTTTAGAGACATTCTTGGGGCGATCCTGAATGGCAACAATAGTGCCCTCTGCAAAATAAGTGAGCCCCAGAAAAGCTGCGGCAAGTGCATTTAGCACTTCATAGGCTTCTCCCCTGTCAGTGATATAGGCGTTAAAAGTCATGCGCGGCTCTAAGCCTCCCTTCCCATCGGGCACTGGCTCATCGCAATACTGGGCAATGGGAAGCAAGCTATATCTATCCACTTGACTTTCACTGATAAACTCTCCTGCCCCATAGCGAGTGTTGGTTAGTAAATCGTAAAAGATCCAAGCGGGATTGTTTGTCCAATTTGTTTGAAAAGTTCCGTCCCACACCCCGGAATACTGCCGCGTAAATGGATTGTAATTAGACGGAATTTTCACCATTACGCCTAGCATTTCTATGCCAATTGATGGCACGCCAGTAAAATTTTCAGCGCCAATTTTAAGACCAAGCAAGCAAGAGTTTGGAAAACGAAACGACCGATCAATAATGCCAACAATGCCTTTGAAGAACAAATCGTCCGAAACGCTTGTACTTGTCGGGTCTTCAGTAAGGCGCTCAAGCGTGACCACCCACGGCCCGGTGCCAGTCAGCTTATATTCATATTCAAAGTCAACAGCACCCCTAGATTTGCCAGTGATAGAAACATTCTCGTTGATAAAATTAGAGCCGCCAACAGGACGAATTTTTACATTAAACGTTATAGTTTTGCCTTTTACATCGCCTGTTTCTTTGTCTACAAAAAACAGTCCGCCGATGCCTACGCGCACTCTTAAGCGATTAAAATTACTAGACAAGGTGGTGCGAGAAATTGGACCACTCACGCGGGCAAGTCTTAGCCCTACGCTCTGCTCTGCTTTTACATCATCAAAGCCAGGCATGGGGTCTTGATTTTGCGTGCCAACGCGATAATCAACGACCACTGAATTAACTTGTCCAGTGATTGTGCCACGCTGTAGACCAGGGATGCTCTGTGAAATGGCGGGTATTAAGTTGCCCTTGCCATTAGCGATTGCGGCGCTTCCCGTGAAGAAAGTCGCCACGCCATAGTTGAAACTTCCATCTATGTTTTTGATGGGCGTGCCATCAAGAAAGATTTTCGTAAGAGGGTCTACGCCTGGCCTAAAGCCATAAACTTCTCCCTCTGACATCAACGCAACGATGGTGGCCTCTGATCGACTGCGCAGAGACTCTGGATCTTCCGTGGGGCCATCGCCACCTTTCTTCCCGCCGCCTCCCCCGCCGCCGGCACCGCTTAGGACAATCTCCCAGCCACCTTCGCGCTCATAGCGGGTTTCAGCCATTACACGGGCACCTGTTGCGTGGTAAGAGCAGAGGAGATGATCAATGGGGAAGCAGCAAGAAACTCACCGTAAAGAAGGGGAACTGGCTGGCCTTGCACTGTTAGATCAGTTGCCCTATCAAATAGAAAGCTATCCTTCCGGTCTGTTTCTTTTTGCGCATTAGGCGTGGGTGTAAGAAGTTGTGCTATTCCCGTGAGAGACAGGCTTACGCCTATATTGAAAAGCACGGCGCTACCCACGGCAAATTTGCCAGCAACAAAACCAGCAAATGCAGCCTGTCCAGCAATGGGAACAAAAGCGAGCGCAATCAATGCCACTCCGATCAAAATGCGTCCTACAGCGCCGCCCCCTGAGATCACTGGAGCAATAATCAGACGCCTGCAGCCCATGATTACATTCTCATAGCCCATGCCATCCGGGTCGCCATCAATCAACTTAAAGCCAATGCCTTTTTCGTGGGCGCTGCAAAAGTAATCCTTAAAGCCCTCTAATTGGTTTGACAGTGCAGAAAATACATCTTTGGGGGAGTGCGCCATAAATCTATGCTTCCTGCCGAAGCGCTTGCCAAGCTCCCCCAAAAGCTTCACCTCTACCATCTGCATTAGAACAACTCCTTGTGCCGCATAAGGCGCCTAGTGCATCTAGCCCAAGACCCCCCGTAAACATTATCCTCTGACAGTCTATCTAGCAAATGGTGATAAAAGACACTTGCATTGGGCTCAGCTAATACGCCAATGTGATTAACAAAGTCGCATTGCAGTTGCATCAGGATCATATCACCCTTCTTTTCAAGCTTGTCAATATCAACAAAGCCTTGGCTCTCTACGTTCTTTTCAAACATTCGCCACTCGGGGCTGTTCCACTCAAGCGCCTTGCCTCTTTCAAAGTCGCCTAGCACAATGCCAAATTCATTCTTGTAGAAATCACGGAACAATCCGTAGCAATCGTAAATGCCGTAAATCCATGGACGGCCAAGATACGGGGCATCGCCACATGGTGACATTGTGTGCCATTGATTTAGTCCTACGGCAAGCGCAATCCATGGAAGATTGCTCGCCTTACAGGCTTCCACGTCATGCCCGCTGAATCCACCGATGAAGCCAGGGTGCGAATGAAACACTCCTTCAATTTCGCCTAATGCCGCTGCCTTGGCATAGCTTCTGGCGTCAATGGCAAAGTTTTCCGATGGAGCAGAATGAACATTGGAGCAGGGAATGTACTGCCCGTCTGCAATCAGTCCGCACACTTCTTCTTCTGGGCGAGTCAGCGCGTGTGCTCTCATTTCCACCCTTAACGCTTCAAACATTATCCTCTCGTTAAATTAGCGCCGGGGAAGCCGCCAAATGGTAATGATTGCCCTGG